CCATCTGTATTACCATTACCTGCATACGAACCAAACTTGCTAAAGCCTTGTTTTTCTGCAAAGCAGTAGGCTATATGATTGTCACCACTTCCATTTGGTGCGCCAGAACTTCCAACACTAAATACAGAACTTGTTGGTGCTGTATCATTCCAAACTGATGCTTCATCTATTTTTCCGTCTTGACTGTTTAATCTAAGATGATAATCTTCTGGTGCTGTAACATCTACTCCTGCATGATAAGTTGTCCATTGTTCAGTATCAGTAATATTTCTAGCAATAACCACTTGTGGTACTGCACCTAAACCATGACCGATTGTTGCATTACTTCCTGTGCCTACATATTTTGATATTGAAAACCCTGCTGTAGTATTAACAGAAGTGTAAGTAGTATTTATAGAACCATCTGTATTTGATGAACCTTGACCAGTTCCAGCTTTCCAATTCCAAGCTACAATATTTGCACTACTACTCCAATAAGCAGAACCAGTAGTAAAACCATCACTATCAAAACTTGTTAAAAAATTTGCGTTAGTTTGTTCTGCTGTAGTTGCATTTGTATAAATTAATTTAGATGCACCTCTAACAGCATCATTAACATGATGGTCACTTGTACTATCTCTACGTTTACTCCAAATCCAATCTGGTTGAAATCCTACACCTGTAATAGATTTTGCTCCACCTGTTGTTGTTACAGTATTAAAGTGATCAGAAGGTTTTTTAATTGTAGTATAAGCCATTATAAGTTTAATCCTTTTGTTGATAGAGCAGTATACCCTGTTGGGACGTCATATTCAAATATTCCTATACCACTTGCATTAGTTCCTGCTGAAGTTACCGCTGTTGTTCCAAAATATCCGTTGCCGAAGTTGAAAGAAAAACCACCATTGTTTAAACCACTACAAGGTATATACAAATTATTTGTATATAAAAATTCATTATCTGTTGTAGTGTTTATTAAAGTTCCATTTTTGTAAAATTTTAAAGTTCCATTTTCTGTATCAAATGCAATACCAATAATATCATTTGTTGTAAAACTTGTTCCTGTAGCAGTATTTCCTTGGCCTGATAAACCTTCTTTGTAAATAGTACCGTTATTAGAATAAACAACTCTACCTCCATCTACTGCACTATGATTACTACCATCTATACTTGCTAAAGTTACTCCTAAATTAGCATAAGTACTAGCACTTGTACATTTTGCTTCCCAGTAATATTTGCCATTTGCAGGAGCTATAGTTCCAAGAATACTATTGTCTGAACTACCATTTGATACTGTAGTATTACCATTAGACATAGAAATGTTTGAACCTTTTGATAATGGGTTCATTGTAGCAAAAACATTTGAAGGTGTGTCTTTAGCCTGAGTGATTGTACCACTAGTTGTGAAGTTATTTGAATTACCAGATGAATCTAGACCCATGTTTCCGGAGTTGTCCATCTTTAAAAAGAAACCATTTGTACCATATGTAACTGAAGGTGAAGGTTTTGGAATCCATACACCGTTTGAATCTGATTCACCGAATGAAGTTGGTGTTAAAGCTGTTCCATCTACAAAATTAACATGAGTTATTAAACCATTATAATAATAATTATTTGAACCGCCACCACCATTACCTATGTAAGAAGTAGAAGTAGATGACATATATTTAATTACATAATTTTGACTTGGATATGTAGATGATGCAAAAGATGTTTCTTGAACGCCGTTTATATATAATTTAACTCTATTACTTGCTGTTGATTGTGTTGTATCAAAGGCTATAACTATATGATACCAACCAGATGTATCTCTAAGAAACCTATTTGTTTTTAGACCTATTTCAGTTGAATTACCTGCCGTGTTTTGAGCATAAACAAAAATTTGATTATTACCTGTATCAATATGAGGAAGAAATCTACTAGCGTTACTCGTACCATCTTGATAACCCCATAATGTTTGAGGAGTACCTGAACTATCTTTACTAAATTTAAACCAACCAGATAAAGTACCTATTGTAAATCCACTACCTGATCCTGTTTGTGTTAAATGTGCTGATGCCATTAGTTAAATTGTCCTGAGTTTTGTATACCAACTTCTGATGTCAAAGTAAACGCTTGATCCGCCGTTTGACCTTCTGCATCTGAAACTCTAACAGTAAAACTGTATGCAGTTTCACTCGATATAGTTGGCATTGTTCCTGATAGCACCGCTCTGTAAGTAGTACCACTAGGGTTAGTTGTAGATCCAATTGTTACACCTGAAGGTAATGCTCCTGCAACAACTGTCGTTGCAATAGTTGCGGCACTATCTGATGTAACATCTAAATTATAAGACACAGAACCTCCTGATTCTGTATTTGCTAAACTTGTTGTAGTCCATGTTGGACCATCTGAAATAACTAAATCTGTACCACTTCTAACTGCATTACCATCTGGATTTGTTAATAAAATTCTAACGTTTTGTCCGTTTGTTAAACCTGTTGTACCTGTTGTAAAAGAAACTGATGTTGCGCTTGTAAATGTAACTGACGTTGCAGTTTGAACTGCACCGTTAGCTCTTTGTAATTCTACTTTTGGAATAGATGCAAAATTAGTTCCTGTTAAAGTAACTGTTCCTCCAACATCTGCATCAATAGCAGAAGGTGAAATATTTGTAATTGTTGGTTGTGTTTCAGTTGGTATTGTAGCTGATCCACCTAGTGAAACAGATACACCATTAATTGTAATTTGACCATTTGCTAAAGCAGAGTTTGGTATAACACCATTTTGTAATGTTAAACTATCACCAGCTTCACCAACTTGTAAATTAGTTCCTGATTGTGGAATTATTTTATCTACTTCTATTGTACTCATTATATAATTACCAAATTACCTGTTACTGTTACCGTTCCTGAAACTTGAACTGGTCCGGCTAATACTCCTGAGTCCATTGTTTGAACATCAGAAATATTTGAAGAATGTGTTGTTATATAAGATGTAGCTGTCATACTTGCTGATGGTGCACGTTTTGCAGGATATGTACAAAATACAGTTTTAGTTCCTGCAGAAAAATCTACTTTGTTATCGGAGTTTGACGAAGAAATAACTGTATCTCTTGATAAAGTATCAGGTGATGCATCAGTTACAGTTCCAGTACCAACTTCAAATTCTGCAGTTCCATCATTTGAAATTGCATAGAAGGTACTATTAGTGGTTCCAATACCAGATACAAAAGTTTCAAAACCAACTTCTGCTCCGGCTAAATTGAACGTACCAGTCCCTGTCGTAGTAGATGTTTCTTTAACTCTATCGTTGAGTACAAATGCCATTACTATTTCCTTTTAATTATTACGCGTCGCCAAGTCTAATGATAGCATTAGAAGAATCAGCAGTTGGAAACTGAACAACGAAATCACCGTTAGTTGCAGTTTTTGTTCCGCCAAAGTCTAAAACTAATACAGCTTCATTACTTGAACCTTTATAAATCAGTGCCCCTACTGCTGATAACGTTACAGAACTAAAAGTAGAATCTGCAAAGTCAACGAATGCAATGTTACTTGCTACTGCTACACCATTGTTAGTTAGGGTATTTCCACCTGCAGTATAGTTTGTACCAGATGAAGAAACTTCATTAGTAGTTGTATAAGCAGTTGTAGAAGTACTGAAACCACCTAAAGATGTATAAAGCGCTAATTTAAAAGTTGATCCACCAGATGAATCAAAATCAAACACGCCACCAAGTAGGTCTGTTTTAAAAGAGTCAGGTACTATATTTGCCATTTAATTGTCTCCTTAATTTATTTTATGGTGATGGTGATTTAAGAGGTGTACGAATAACTCCATCTTGATATTCGTCTCGGCGTCTACGACCTTGTTGTTCGATCGCGTACGATTGTAAAGCTCTTTTAAAAGATCCTTCGTAGTATTGTAACATATCTGCAGGACCTTTCAAGTATCCATACGCTTCTACCAGACATCCATACAAAAGTAAATCTTGATATTTATTACTTGTATATGTTCCTTGTGTACTCCCTGGTGAAGCTGTTATTGAATCTGGTTGTTTTGTATAAGCTAAAGTAATTAAATTAGTGCTATTTGGTGTAGGTGCTACTACCCAATAATTAGCGTCCCAGTTAGCATAATATTTAGGAATACCTGATGCTGTCCCTGGAGTATCATAAAAAGTTGCCATATATGAAGTATCTTTTTTCTCTAAAAAAGTTTGATTTCCAGCAGCATCTGTCAATTGAACATATCTAATAAATCTTAAATCAGAAGGTATAGTTACATATCTACTTCCAGCTGCTAAGTTTGAAGTTGCATAAAATCTATTATCATCAGAATCTGCATCTCTATAAATTCTGTTTTCTGCGTTTTTAATTATAGTATTTAAAACACCTGTAGATAAAACATCGCTATCCACTTCAGTGTAATTTCTAATATCATCTTGTAGATTTGCTAAAGTATAAGCCATTACTCTGATTCTCCTCCGTGTTTTCTACGTATCTTTTCTTGTTTGTCTGTTCTCACTTCTTCATACATTTCAAGATGAGGGTCTTGTTTTTCAGGTGTAAATATATTTTTAATCCAGTTCCAAATTCTATTTATCATGCGCTTATTGTTATAGGTCCAACGGAACAACCGTAACCTCCTCCTTTGATATTTCCTGTTGTAGCAGTATCCGCATTAACTGTAAAGAAGAAGAAATTGGATAGAGCATAGTCTGTTGTAACTCTTGCATTATTATCATAAAGACCTGTTGTTATAGCATAACCAGATCCTTGACCTATTTGTGCTCCTGTTATTCCATCAAAATTTGGAATTGATGCATAAGCAAAAACAGAATTAGTTGAAGTACCTGTTCCAGGAGATGTTGTAGGCGCACCTCTAAATAAATATGTTGTACCGTTTGTTAAACCATGTCCCGGTGCAAAAACATTTATAATACTTGATCCAGCTTGATAAGTTGTAAAAGGATCTTCTGGTAACATAACAGTCGTGATTGGTTCTGTTCTATCAGGTCTTACTTGTAACAATGCAATACCATCACCACCAATTGCTTTTGGTTGTAGTTGTGGTTGCTTAGGTTCAAATTCTGTATAGTGCACAAAAGCACCATTCCATTCTCTAACCATTTCTCTGTATGGAAACTCCATACCAGATCGATCAGAAATTGCTTTTGAATGTTTTCCTGTTGCGTATTTAGACATTAAGTTCCTGGGTAATAAGTTTTAGGTGTTATGTGAGTACTAGATGCAGATCCATCTTCTGCTAATGCTCTTTGGAATTCATCTTCATAAATCAATTTTAAGTTTTGAGTTAGCTGTGGAGCATACTTCATCGATAAGTAATAACTTAATCCTGAAACCATACAAGGTACAAATCTAAAAGGCATATCAGTTGCATTAGTGTATGCTCCAATATCTTGAATTCTTTTTATATAATAGAAATGCATATCTTTAGATGCATTGGTTGAATCTGGTGTTGGATAAACACTAATACTAACATGATCAATAAATCTTTGTACCCAATATTGATTAGGGGTTCCTTTAGAAAGCTTGTTTGAAAAAGCAGCATAAGTAGATCTATCAACTTTAGTCATTGGACTATCTGATTGATCTGTTGCTGTTCTATTTGATCTTAATTGTGCTTCAAGGACATCGGATATTCCATATACCCCATTTGGATTTGATGTAGCACTGGTACCATCTGAACTAGCTCTAAAGAATTTATATTCTGCTTGACCTTCAATTAAATCAAGATCAAGTTCACCTATTTCCCAATAGTGAATACCTCTGTTGCCCCATTCCTGAAGCATTATATTTAATGATCTTCGTGAAGTCTTTAATTGATAACCTGATACTTGTTGAATACCTAATCGTTCAAAAGCTTCTTCTACTATTTCATCAACAGAAAAAGTTTTGTCAAATGTAGTTGTTCCCGAGGTAGTGTTAGCCATTTAACCTCCTAGCCAGTATAACCTAAAGTGACTGATCCTGTTCCTGATATTGTAGCATGTACTGTGTCTTCAAATCTTATTCCTTCACCAGGAACAAATATATCTAAACCTTCTGTTCCAAAGTGTGCTTGAAATAATAAATCACCAGAATTGTCTGCACTGTTTCTTAATTCAAGTTGACCACTTGCATGACCTTTACCTTGAATGTAAGTTATTCTGCATGGACCAATATTAGTTGATCCTCCAGCGATTGTTTTTACCTGACCTGTACTTGTTACTCTTGTAAATCTTTGATCTGACATTAGTTCTCCTTAAAATTTAAGTGGGGCCGAAGCCCCACAATAAATTAATTATTACGCTTCTTTAGCAAATACACCTTGTACATCAACAATCGTCCAATGAGTTGTTGAGTTTAAAGATGCACATACTACAAAGTCACCAACTTTTGATGTACCTTTTGTATTAATAACATCTTTATCGTCTGTTAAAGATCCAGCATAC